GAAATCCACTCCTCCTCTTGTGAGGTCTACCTCTCTAACTGAAATACCTGGAGATGCAAGTCTTAATGCCATTCTAACTCCCTATGGGTCCTTCTTTTTAGACTGAAATTATTTATAAAAAAGTGCGACTATATCAATCTTGATTGATTGTTGACAATACTATTGCTTCTTTTTTTACCTAACTGATTCACATCAACGTATGATGTATTGGGTCTTAATTTTAGAAGATCTTCTGTCCACCACCTACATGACTCAATTCTTACGAAACTAATATTTCTTTTCTCTGCATCTCTCGCACACTCTTCAATGTAGTGTTCATTGTAATTGAATATGATATAGTGCCACGTTGTTTTTATACCCATAGATGCACACCTTATCATCATATTGTATAAAAATTTTCCGTCTTGATTTTTTCTGTATATGTGACTGTCTTCTGGTTTACCATCGATACCAAATACCCACTCCACATCATTTCCTTTTGATATTTGAAACGCTTTTGTAAACCATGAACTTTTTCTTGCAGTTGCTGCTACATGCACTTGTATCGTTCTCTTCTTATCGACACACATTTGGAGGAACTCATGAAACTGAGGGTGAAACTGAGGATCAGAGTGTGTGCCACAGAAAGTGATGCCCTGAAAATAGTCACTTATCACGTCCATCTCTTCCATGGACAAGTGCTTACCTGGCACAGGTCCTCCTGTCACATGTTTTTCAAAACCATTCAGACCATCTGTATATCTCTGTCTTGCACAACCTGCACATTTCAAAGAACAAAGATATGTGATGTCTAGATTGATTCCATAAAATTTATCCACAATACCTATGACAAACAGGAGGGAGAGAATCGGGATCGTTCTTCACCCTATCAAAAAAATCCTTCCACTCTTTAGAATTCAACACGTCCTCTACTGTGTTATCGTACGATACTTTAAACTTATCGTCTAATAATTCTTTTATGTATTCTTTGTTTGGATTATCATACCAGCAGCATGGTAGCAACTCTCCAGTCGCACTCCACCCCAAAAATTTATCCTCAAGACACCTAGGTTTCATACATGATATTCCCACATAAATGATCTGTCACCATACTCATCTGCTTTCTTCCATCTATCACCACTACTATCCATCAGATCATCATCTTCTAATCCATCAAGAACAAAACCAAATGGTGCCATGTCCTGTTCTATTGCATTCTTTTGCTCTTCATATATTCTCTTTCTTACATCCTGATCTGTCATTTCTTTAAAGTAATCCTGTGCAACCAACCATGAGAATATGACAAGACACATGGCAAGGTCATCATTACAACCCTCTTCCGCCTCAAATGATTGCTTCTTTTGTATGAATGTGGTCAACTCAGATATGATATTATAATCACAGAATATAAGTTTATCCTCCTCTATCAATGTCTTCAGGTTTGAGCAACCCACTTTCTTGGTGACTGTGCTCATCTTGACTCCTAACTGAGTCTTGACACCAGAGAATCCTGAACCCACTATCTGACCTGCTCTACCACGCATAGCAACCATGAGTAAGTTCTCATACTCTAGGTCATAGAATAGTATGGATGCTACCTGATCACCAATATCATTTACCTCACACAACACGTATGCATTGTTGTATGCTGTTGCCACATCATGTATGATAGATGGGAACAACATAGGTTTGACCTCGTTATCTCTGTAGGTGGCAACTATTTTGTATGGGAACTCTGTGATGTCAGCAACTATGAAAGCACTGTAGTCTTTTGATATGCCTCTTGCTACGTCCACTGTCACGATATAATCTCTTTTCTCAAATGGTCTCTCGTATACAGAGAGTTTACCGTTCTGCTCTATGGGTTGTTCATATACCAGTGATTTGAGTTTCGCTGCAGAGATAAGAGTGTCAACAGATCCTAAGAACTCACACTCAAACTCAATAGCAAACTGTTGCTTGCTTGTGTTCTTGATAGTCTGCTCTTTCCACTTAGCATCTCTACCTGGTACTTCAGACCAATGCACCTCAGTGGCAACATATTCATTTTGTCCACGTTCAGCGTCATGCCACATACGATAGAAGTGATTCATGCCATGTGGAGTGGATACTATTATAACCTTCGTAGATTTACCAGAAGATATGGTAGGATACACAGACGCAAAGAAATCATCTGCTAGATGGTTCTGTACGAATGCAAACTCATCAAGGAATATGATGTTGAATGACATACCTCGAACTGCTGATGCAGAGGTAGATGCTGCTATAATTTTCGATCCGTTTTCGAGTTCCATGGATCCTTTGTTCCATGCGATGATGCCTTGCTGCATCCACCTCGGCAAGTTTTCGTACGCCAGTTGTAGTCGTCCGAGGAGATCTCTAGCAGTCGCTGCTTTATTAGCGAGGATTCCGATGTTGACGTTATCATTGAAGATTGCGTAATGGAGAAGATATGATACCACAGTGGTAGACTTACCAGTTTGTCGTGGCATTTTACAAATATTAAATCTATTCTTATGAAAATTCTTTAGTAATTTCTTTTGAAACTTGTACATACTAAATGGGACAAGACCCTCATCCACGTTTACTATTCGTATGTGTTTCTCTGTAAAATATACTGGATCTGCTTTACACTTGAGAAACTCTTTTACATGTTCCTCTGTAAACTCTTGTTGTGTATTTGCTTTTTTTAGATTCGGATTACCAAGATAAATGTCACTCATAAAATCATAATTTGTTTAGATATTCCTTGAATGTTATTTTAGATTCATATGAAAAGGATGATTTACCAAAACCTCTTACCGTATTTTTTGCTGTGCTTTTTGCAAACTGTGCAGTTTTCTTGACAACTTTACCAGCAACTTTTGCAGTTCCCTTGGCAACATCACCTGTGGTTTGCAAACCTTTTTTGACTGCCTCTTTCTTTTTATCAGTTACTTTATCTATCGCCTTTAGTTTTCTTTCACCCCTTTTTGTCCTGTCATCACTTGTTCCGTCAGGTTTGACATCAGACATGTCAGGTCTATTTTTCTTATCTTGTTGTATCTTTTTGTACTTTGCTTGATCAGAGCGATACCTGTCCATATCGACCTTACCAGTCTCAGGATTTTTATAACTTCTGATATTAGGACGTTTGAATCTAAGGTTCTTTGCCACTGGTTTAGATGCCTTCGCTGCAACTTTTGCTGCTTTACCAACCATTGCTGCACCTTTTGCAACTACAGGAGCTACTTCTGCCATCTCATTCTTTTTAGGATCAACAGATTTCTTGCCCTTATTTTGTATGCGTTTGATCGCACTGTTTAGGTTTGCCATGTGTTTATTTATCTTTGCCCATTTGCTTCAACATCTTCTGAAGATCAGAAGTGCTTCCTACAAACATAGCGTTAGTAACGTTCTTAGGTCCTGACTTGTCTTCATCTAAGTCTTTCATTTTTCTTTGTAGATCAACCAACTTATCTGTTGTATCTGCAACGTGTTTGATCAATTGACCTGCGACTTCATACGCTCTGGGGTGTTGAGAATCTTGACATACATCGAGTATACCATTGACCGCTTCCTGTCCTTTCTCTACAAGATTATATAATTGTGCACGACTATATTCATAATCCTTTGTGGGATCATCTTGTCCACTAGATTTACTACTTAGTTTTCTTTTTTCACGAACGATTTCAGACTTCACATCTAGTGCTTTGTCAATAGAGTCATAAGAATTTGACATGCTTTTCCAAATAATTACAGAGCAAATATTCGGAGTATTCGGTGTATTTTTTAATTATTTAGATATCAGTGCCTTGAACGCTACTGTATTCTAGACCATCTGCATCAAAGAATGATCTGCTTTCTGTAAAACCAAACTCATCTCCAACCTCTATCAATGCACTATCTTGAGCATCAACTTGACTCAATCTTGCTCCCACGTAGTGCTCCGCAACTGAAGTTCCAAACTGTCCTCTTTGAACTAATAAATTTGTGCCATTGATTTCTCTTATCTTCATCACCTCATTGTTAATTTGGATGTAAGTGTTGGTAGATAGTGATGCAGCAGATGACACAGAGACAAGTGTTTGTTTAGTTGATATTTCTGCTGTGATTGTGGTGGCAGTATCGTCATTGTAGTCTTTGACTGCCTGTGGTACAACTGTATATCTTTGTGCTCTTGGTGCCTTGATAGCAGTAGAGTAATCGACTTGTACCTTCTTGATAATACCAGACTCGTCTGTTGGAATCTCTTGATAGAAGTATGTCTTTGCAACAAAATCAAGATCGTATTGAATAAATCTTCTTGTAGAAAAATCTCCCTCGTACTCATCTACAAATGACACATTGGCAAGAGTAAAAGGAACATCTCTCTTTTCTTCAACTCCCTCTAACATATTCACAGTAACACTATATGAAGGTTGAAAGAACGGAAGTATCTGCTCAATTATCTGTAGAGCATCGTCTTGTAATTTAGTTGCAAAACTAAGTCTGAAACCTATCTCATATGGAACTGGTAAAAATACTTTTTTATGTTTTGTTTTATCTGATCCCTTGCCTGTAAATTTTGTTACGGGTGAAGACTTACGACTTGGATCGTAGGCATATGATGTGAGTTCAAAAGATATCCTTGGAAGTGTAAGAGCAACATTATCATCAAAGTTTGCTTGCTGTTCTATTCTTGCAAGAAATCTTTGCATAGGTCCGTATGCAACAGGCACCTTGATCTGACTGATTGCTTTACCATCACTAGCAAACTTTTTGATCTTTATATTGTTGAACAACGTACCGAAAGCGATTACGGTCTTCCTAATTGTCTCGTTGTAGAAATAATTACCTACCATTATACTTCACCAAATGGGTTTTTCTCTGTGAAATCTAAGATGCTTGTTGTTGACAAAGTTTCTATCTCGTCACCAGTATTGTAAACATCATCATCATCATAATTTATACTATCTATAGAGTATACTGCTGTACCATACCCAACGTTGGTTATTTGTTCTCCAACTGCAAAATCTCCCGATAGGTTTTTAGCAAGTAAGGTATTATTAGCAGCATCCCAATTAGTCACGATAGCTGTTGTGAGTGAGGACTCGCCAGTTATGACCTGTCCATACAAGAATGTGCCACTGCCTATGGTAGATGCAGAACCCACCGTGATGACTGGATTACTGGTATATCCATATCCTCTATTTGTAGCATCAATGTGAGTAACTCTGTTTGTTGTGGTATTGATACGTGCTGAGAGTTGAGCTTGTTCTCCTCCCGATGGTGGAGAGTTGACAGTTACTAATGGTGCAACAGTGTACTCTCTACCATCATTTGTTATGGTTATATTACCGATAACACCAGTTGTACCAATACCTGCAAGAGCAGTAGCACCTGCACCCTTACCGTCTTGAGGAATGAATTGCACGTTAGGTATCTGTGTGTATCCAGCACCAGGATTCGTTATCTGTATGCTTTGTATTCTAAGTGAATTAGTAAGTCTTGATGCTGTAGTAGATGTTATTGCAACAGCAGTTGCTTGTGTGCCAGCGTCAGGTGGTTCTATAATTATATCAGGTGCATTCGTATATCCAGCACCACCAGATAAAACATCTATTTTGTATATACCACCATTTACCAGATTTGCTGAAGCAGTTGCTCTCATACCCTTGTCACCAAGTATAATGGTGACATTGTAACCCTCATCACCAAAATCATCGTCGATAGCAGCAACGCCTGTATCGATAACTTCATCTTGAAACTCGAATGGTTCACAAGTAAGTTCGTACGTATATCTATCACGTAGTTGATAAAAATTTTCTATGTCATTGACATACTTTATTTCAAATACAATATCTCTAAGAGGGAAATACATGAGATCACCCTCATTTGGTCTGGACTGTGTAAGTAAAGGAGCGATACCCTGATCATACCTTTCGATTGAGATGACTATCTTCATCTCTGCTGTTGATCTTACACCAAATTTTGTAAGAAGATTATATCCAGCGTCAAATCCTTCGTATGATGATATGTAACCCTCTATAGGAAATGATTTTTCAAACTTAGAACTTGTAATCTCTCGCATCACCTCTTTCTGATCTATCAAGGTGCGAGGCATGTATATGAACTCAATACCATGTATCTGGATTTGCTCATTGGTCAAATCTCTTAGTAGGTTCTGTTCACCTTTACTACCTTGTAGAAAAAACGGATTTAGTGCCATTATGCTTTAGGTGGTTTTCCAAGTAGTCTATCTAAAATCTTTTTACCCTTCAGTCTATTGACTTTAGATCCTCCCCCTTTTATAGGGTTTGCTTTCTCGTCTTTGAAAGCTTGACTGATTGCATCTAAATTACCCTTGAGATCATCATCAATACCCTCAATAAAATTTTTATATGTTTTCATTATCCTATGAGGTCTAGTGGAGGTAATTCGTACTCGTTTGCCATCTTAGATTCGAGTGCCTCAATCTCGGCAACGCCATCATCATATATCTGTCTACCATTTAGTTCTGTGCCACCTGGCAGTTTCACACCTGTGAATTTTATAAGGTTCTGACCCCACTGTTTCTTCAACAATGCTGTGAAATACTTTTTCAAGAATGGATCACTGTAAACTTTTGGGTAGTCATTAGGATCCAATACCCTATAACACTTTATGATAAGATAATCATCTTCTTTCAAACTAGAAAAATCTGTATCTAAGTATAATCTGTTCTGTCTTCTATTGAATCTTATTTGTTTATCAGGATGTAATATAAAATCTAAATCATTCAAATATCTTTTTACCATTGTGTACTGCAATAGCTCCATAGAACTAAAGTAGTA